TTCAAATCGTTAATATCCATAAGATTTTTAATCCTCATATTCCAGCATGTTGCCCTAACAACATAATTGTTGCTGGGATCAACATCTCCTTTGCGTAAAAATTTTGCATTATCGAAAAAAGTTTCCTTTGGGTAATAACCTACAATATGGGCTATTTCATAATCTTTACTTTTGTCTAGAGGAGAAAGCAGGCTAACAAAAACATAGTTATCACACATCTGTCTTGTGTTATAGTTAGCTATTGAAACTTCATAAAAACTTTTTGGTAAAACTGTGCGGACTTTTGTTTTAACTTCTAATCGTTTTTCTTTATGTATAAGATCAAAATTGTGTGTTGTGATATATTCAGCATTTAGATAGCTAGCAACAACAACTTCGCCTAAACAACCCTCGAACGTCCTTTCTCCAGACATAATTGAATTTTTTATACAGGAAGGCATTGAAGCACGACGGTTTTTCGCTAAGGTAATCATTTCTTCAGTAATTTTAACTTCTAGCATGCCATTACCCCCATAAGTACATTATAATAATTTTAGGAGTAAACGCTATGCCTAAACAAGAAATTTTGTCTGCTTTTTACGGAATTAACAATATTCAAATTGAAGTTACTGACAAAATAAAAAATAATAATTTTTTAAAAATTACAAATAATTTGGTCGGGTATGATCCTATGCCAAATCATGTAAAAAAATTAAAAGTTGTATATTATGATGGAGCAGACATAAAAGAAAAAGTTTTTAAAGAAAATGAAATATTTTTTCTTGGTTCAACATATAAAAAACTTGGAATATTTTATACCAACAATAAAGTAAATAAAAAAATAATAAAAAATTCTTTAAAAAGTATACAAATTGCAGCAGAAAATAAAGCTGAAATTATATATTGTGGATGGGAAGATATTGAAGATTTTAATTTTACTAAAATAATTTGCGATAACAAACAATGGGGACATTTTAATATATGTTATCAGATATTAAAAGCGTTATATTTAACTAAAAAATGCTCGTTTGAAGATGTTTATTTTCTTGAGCATGACGTATTGTATCCTCCAGATTATTTTGATGGACCAAAAATTGCAAAAATAGAATGCAATATGAATTATATAGGAATGAATCAAAAGGGATATCAGCCACTCAATCAAAAAGATCAACCGCTACATGAATTGTCTATGGATTTTGAATTTGCTTTAAGCCATTTTGAAAAAACATTATTAAATTTTATGGAAGGAACTGGATTCCATATTGAACCACAATGTCATAATGAATATATAAATAGATATACTTCTATACCATCTATTCATATGAATCAATCTGTTGTTACAACTAGTCATTATAATATATATGGAAAAGCAGATAAAACGTCTATTGATTATTGGGGCGATTTTACAAATCATTATCCCCCAGAAGAGTTCACAAGAGGTCAAGTTTAATAAAAACTGCCCTTGTCGTAGTCGGCTTCATTAACGAAGATAAGATTATGGCAACAGAACGAACAGAAAGCAGTCGCTATCAAAGTCTTTACGGCGGTGGGTTTGTAACCCCAGCTCAGATTTTGTCTGAAGTTATGTGTGAAAGAATGGCTAGAAGTAAAGGCCAAAGTCTTCCCGCAAAATTTTGGTCAGTTTCTGAAGAATGGGCAAAGACATTTATTTGGCAACTGACGCAAGCAAATAAATTACTAAAAGAATTTCACGAAACAGTAATATCTAGAGTTCTTAGGTCTAAAGAAGGAAGCAAATTCCTTTCTCTGACTGGTAAGGGTTTAAGGCCTTTACTTAAGAAAGAACAAAAAAAGTATGAAGAAGAAATAAAAAGAATTTCTAATTTGCCTACTGAAGAAAAAGTAGAGCTGCAAAGCAATGCGATTGTAAAGCCTAGTTTTGTGACTAATAAGTCCAAGCTTTCTAAACTGAAAGGTATTGATAATGAGTAATCATTTTGATGTTGACGCATTCAAAAAAGAATTTAAGAAGATGTTTGGAGACGATATTGTAATTGATGCAAATTCAGTTGCAGATCAGAAAAAGCAAATTATTTCAGTTAGTCCGGCTTTAGATATTGCTTTAAGCGGTGGTATTCCAGAAGGAAGTGTTGTTACATGTTCTGGTAAACCAAAGACGGGTAAAACAGTTACAACCCTATGTTTTGCAGCTAATTGTCAAAAACCAGAATATGGCGGTCGTCATGTTTTCTTTATAAATGTAGAAGGCCGATTAAAGGCTATGAATTTAAAAGGAACCAAAGGATTAAATTTAGATAAATTTACTATTATTCAATCTACTCCAGATAAAATCTTAAGCGCACAAGACTTTTTAAAAATTGCCGTACATATTGTCAAAACATATTCGAAGTGCTTACTTATTATTGACTCAGAATCGGCTCTCTGTGACGAAAAAGAATTAGATACAGGAATTGATTATCAAAATCGTGGTGGGGTTAATAAAGTATTTGCTGGATTTGTTAGGCAAATTGCTAATGTTGTTCCAGTACAAAACAGTATTGTTTGGTGCATACGACATCTTACTCAATCACAATCTCAGTTCGGCACAAGCTGGAATGAAAAGGGGGCAATGACTACACAATATCAAGCTGATGTCCAAATGAGAATTAAGTTTGATAAAGCTTGGTGTGTTGGAAGTGGAGAAAAGCAAAAGCAGGTTGGTCAAGAAGTTCATTGGCTTATCGAATCCTCTGCTCTTGGAAGGCCTCACCTTGAGGCAACTTCTTATATTCGTTATGGTGCTGGGATTGATGGGGCATATGAAATGATCAATTTAGCAATGGATGCTGGATTGATTACTAAAGCAGGAGCATGGATAACTGCTGAATACATGAAAAGATACCCACAGCTTCTTGGCCTAACAGAATGGAATGATGACGCAGTAAAGCAAATCAAAGCCCAAGGAATAGATAAAATAGTTTCATTGTTAAATGAAAATCCAACTTGGCTAGAAGCTTTGATTCAAGAAGTTAAAGCAATCCTATAATGAAAATAACCGGGTTAGATGGAAAAGTACACAATTGGATTTATGCTGGAAATACTTCTGAAGAGGAGTCAAATAAATCTAATTTACATATTCGAGCAAGGAAATTATTAAAAACAATGTTTCCACTTGATCGAATTATGGAAGAAGTTCATCTGCCCGGATCTTTTGGTTTAAGGTTGGATTTTTTTCTTCCGACCAGAGTAATGGCTATTGAAGTTCATGGAGAACAACATTATAAATATAATAGTTTTTTCTATAGTAGCAAAATGGAATTTGTCAAAGCAAAAAAACGCGATGCAAACAAGATAGAATGGTGCAGGATCAATGGTATTAGGATTGCCGAATTACCCCATAACGAAGGTGAAGAACAATGGATGAACAGAATTTACCAATGCTAGATATCTTGGAAAAGATATTGCAAGAGTTTGAAAAAAATATTATCCCAGAAGATGGGAAAGGTGCGCTTAAATTTTTGACAATGGATGAATCAGAATTAGGATGTCTAAGCGCAGAGCAATGTGGCGAAGCTGCTATTATGCTGACTAGCCTTTCCTATAATGTGCATCGTTCTGTCAATAAAGAAAAGGCAAAAGCTGGATATTTAAATAAATCATTGATGAAAAATATTGCTCCAAGGATGGGGCAGTATTCTAATCAATACAAGACAACAGAAGAAAAAATGGCTTTGGCAATTGCTGATGATGATTTTGCAGTCAAATTGCAAAAAGCTTTAGTAATTTGTCAAGCCAAGATTGACAGGATGGAATATATTTCAATAAAATTAGATAATTCTGCCGAAGCATTTAAGGCGTTACAATTAACAAAGAGGAAGATGTCATGAAAAAGCAAGAGATTTTAATGAGCTTGGTATTGGCCCATCAAGAAAAAAGATGGGATAGAATTGAGTCTATTTTAAAAGCCGAAGGCTTAGAAGTAGCAAATAATAATATTAAAATTGAACAGCAGATAGAAAAACCAGTATTAAAAAATATTCAATCTTTTGAAATAAAAAATAGAACACAACAATTTGAATTTAAAAAGCAAAACACAAATCAGTTTGTTAATAATTTTGTAGATGATTTAACTATAGAAACATCAGAAATTGCAACCGACAAAAAAATAACAGCTAATGTTAAACCGAAGATGAGAAGACCTCCAGCTAATGAATCAGAATCGGTTGCTGTCATATGTCGTAATTGCAGTAAGCCAATGAATATTTCTTCGTTTGAGGCCAATCTTAGAAGTGGTGCCGACGCAAGTTTTACTTGTGGTTCATGCTTAAAGAATTTAAGAGGTATGCGATAATGATTGACGCAGCAGCAGAAAGAGCTGTTTTAGCTGGACTTTTTAGTGGTGGACATGATGCTCTTGTTGATGTTGCAGATCTGTTAACGCCAGAATGCTTTCAACAAGGCAAAAATAGTTCATATTATAAAGTATTGTCAAAGATGTTGGCAGAACCGAATTCAAAAGCGGATGTTCCAACTTTCTATTCTGTTGCTAAAAGTCTTAATTTATATCACATATTTGAAGATCAAGAAGAACAAAAATTTTTACGTGCTCTTACAATTACTTCTGTAGAGCAGAATAACGTAAGAAAATTGGCGGCAAAGTTATTGAAACTAATTAAGATAGAACAATATAGTAATGTTTTATCAGACGCTTCAGATAAGTTATCTAAATTTTCTGGAGACGAAAGCATAGGTCAAATATTGTCTGTTGGCGAAGAGGCCGTATTGGAATTTTCGTCAACATTGGGTGAACAATCAGAAACAGTTAATCATATATCGAAAGATTTAGATGAATATGTAGAATATTTGATTAGTAATCCAAATATGGCAATTGGCATTTCTTCTGGGATGCCAAAATTTGATGAGGCTATTGGTGGTGGATTACAGCGAAGCTCAATCAATGTGATTGGAGCAAGGCCTAAGACTGGTAAAACAATGCTGGCTGATAATGTGGCATTGCATGTAGCTATGAATTTAGGCATACCAGTTTTGAATTTAGATACTGAAATGTCGCCAAAAGAACATTGGCACAGAATGTTAGCTAACTTAGCTAATGTTGAAAGCAATAAAATTAAAAATGGAAGTTTTGCTTCTAATGTTGTGGATAGGCAAAAAATACTTGACGCATCAAAAGTGTTAAAAGAAATACCATATCATTATGCAAGCATTGCTGGTCAGCCATTTGAAGAAACATTAAGTATAATGAGGAGATGGATTCATAAACATGTTGGATTTGAAGATGATGGAAAGCAAGCAAAGCCGTGTTTAGTTATTTTTGACTATATCAAACTAATGGATAATAGTGGACTGTCAAAAAATATTTCTGAATTTCAGGCTCTTGGTTTTTTGATGACAGGCCTGCATAATTTTGCCGTTAAGTATGATATTCCAATTTTGGCATTTGCCCAAATCAATAGGGACGGTATAAACAAAGAAGATACGGATGTTGCAGCTGGGTCTGACAGAATTATCTGGCTATGTTCCAACTTTTCTATTTACAAATTTAAATCAGACGATGAAAAAGCAGCTGAATCATCTGATGATGGCGTTAATTA